CTCCGCCTGGTCGTCTCCATCGCCAAGCGCTACCAGGGCCGGGGCCTGGACCTCGCCGACCTCATCCAAGAAGGCAACCTGGGCCTGATCCGCGGCCTCGAGCTCTACGACCCGACCCGCGGCTACGCCGTCTCCACCTACGCCTACTGGTGGATCCGCCAAGCCATCACCCGGGCCCTCCACACCCACGCCCGCTCGATCCGCCTGCCAATCAACACCCACGAACTGCTCGCCCGCATCCAGCGCTTCACCACCGAGCACACCAGCCTCTACGGCACCGCCCCCACCGTGCTCCAAATCGCCGAATACACCGACACCAGCCCTGAGCGCATCGCCCAAGTCCTCCAAACCCACACGCTGACCGCCTGCTCCTCCCTCGACGCCATCACCACCGAGGGCGGCACCACAATCATCGACCTCATCCCCTCCCCCACCGAATCCAACGAAAGCGAACCGGACGAAGTCCTCGCCCTCGACGCCAACAAAGAAGCCGTCCAAGCAGCCCTCGCGGCCCTGAACCCCACCGAATTCCGGATCATCCAAGCCTCCTTCTTCCAGGGCCGCACGCTCAAAGACATCGCCACCGAGTTCGGTTTCAGCCGCTGCCGCGCCGGCCAAATCCAAAAAACCGCCATCCGCAAACTCCGCATCACCCTGTCCCTCGCTGGCCACGCCCCCACCCCATGAGCCCCTCCCCCATCGTTCCCCTGCGCTGGTACGAACTCTGGATGCTCCGCTTCCTCTCCCGCAGCCCCCGCATCCAACGCATCACGATTTGGCAGGCCAGCCTCGAGCCCGTCGCCCCGGCCCAACCCGACCTCGTGGAGCAGCTCGAATCCCTGTACGAGGGCCCCCCAGCCCAGCGGTAGAGTTGCGGTAACTCCCCTAGAACGTCAAGTGCCCGCCAAGAAGCCTGTCCCCAGAGCCGAATTCTTCGCCATCTGCGAGGACCATTACCGGCGGGACGGCTTCGTGAAGTGGGCTGCAGTCGCGGAACAACTCGGCGTGACCCGCCAAGCAGTAGCCGTGCGCCTTGAGAAGGCAGTACGGAATGGCCACCTGTCGGAAGATGACTACAAGCGCTGGGCTGGAACCAAGGCCAGAGAGGTGTTCTCCACCGAGCGCGAGGCCGAACGCCAGGAGAAGAAAAGACGCACAATCGCGACCTTATTAACCCCAGAGAACCACGACTGGGTAACCAACGAATGCGCACGACGCCACATTCGGTCGGGCGATTTAATAAACGAACTTATTAACGGAGCCCGAATCAAATAGGCGAATACCAACACATACATATTAAATTTTTACTGGCCCGGCGATGTGCAATCACTCGCCCCCATGTCTCACGGCAAGACTCAGTGAGACCCAGGGTTTTCCGCAGGGGGTTGACGGGTGCGCCGAGTTGCCGTAGGATGCTCTCACGCGCGCACGCGCCGCGCGTTCTATCTCTGCCCGAGCATCCCCACGGGCTCGCTCTGCAGGGGTTGACGGATCGCCCGATTACCCCTTACCTTGGTTTCAACGGATCGAAAGCACCCGCGGCCGTCGCGCCCGGTTCTCCGCTCTCGCTCCCAGGCCACCGGCTCGCCCGGCAGCCGCCAAACCCAGGGGGTTGACGGATCGCCCGATTAACCCTTACCATTCAGAGGCAACCGATTCAGGAAGCGAACATGCACTGACCCATAGCGCAACCGAACAAGCGCGGCCGGCCTGGCGGATCCCAGGAGCGATAGCTGTGGCAGCGTCCGGACTGACTGGGCGCTAGCTGTGGGCAACGGCTTTCATGCCGGCCTCACGTACGACCTGCTCGGATCACACCGAGCACGACGACCGGCACCGACATACCCAAACGCCATAACGACGGGCGATAGCGGGTGAGGTGCTCAGTAGCCGATGGTTGGGGTGCTCATGGCGAACGCGGAACCTCCTGCAGAGGGGTGCTGCCACCGGTGTTTGTTTAGGGAGCGCTCCTGCAGGGCTCCCGGCGTCCTCCTAACCGAGGGCGTGGTGCGCCGGCCCCTTAACGCCCGGCCTGCAGGCATGGTGGTTCTGATCCACCCGGTGTCCGTCCCGCTGACTGACAACGGTGGCCGCGTGCCCACCGTGGCAACGAGCACTCGGCTCTGCTCAGCACGCACAAAACATCTCCCCCAGAAGTTCCCCCTGGCGCACTGCGTCCGGGGGTCTTTTGGCTGAGGTGCTTTGCATCTCCATCCCTCTCAAGCTGTGAGTTCAGCCATGCAATTCGACTCACGCCGGGCCACCTGCCCCGGCTACCTGGAGTTCATCTGGCGCACCGACACCCCCCTCCCCGAGGGCGCCAACCCACAAGCCATCGCCTACATCACCGACACCTACAGCACCCCGCGCAAGCCCTGGTTCTGCGGTGTCTACGGCATCCACGTCGTCGAAGGCGCCTCCATCGCCTCCGTCAAGTCCGAGCTGTTCGCCCTGATCGAAGCCGGCCAATGATCACCACCCACGCCACCGAGCACGACTTCTCCCGTTGGGAAGCTCACGCCAAAACCCTCGACGCCTACTCCCTCCGCTACGTCATCTCCGACTGCAAGCAAGCTGCAGCCGGCATGTTCGGGTGGAATCCTTCCCGCGAGGGCTACTACCTCGACCAAGCCGCCACCTACGGCATGGAACTGACGCGCCGCAACCGCCAGCTCCCGCCCGCCTTGCGCCACCGCTAACCGATTCAGGAACTGCACACGCCATGACCGCAACGCTCCACATCCATCCGGAGGACTTCGACGCCCTCCTCAAATACTTCGCTCGCGCAAACCAGCTCCATTACGACGGCTACTGCACCGAGGACGAGTTCAACACCGTGCAGGACTACATCGACCAGATCAAAGACCTCGCCCTGAACTACCGCCAATGAAAACCCACTTCCACGATCCGGCCCAACCACCTGTCACTCCCGAGCAACTGCGCTCCGTAGGTGTGGACCCCACCGACCTCTATTGGTCCGGCACGTTCCGCTCGTGGCGCTTCGCTGGCGCCACTGCCAGCCGCTCCCCTTACTTCTCCACCGGCCAGATCCTCCACGAGCTCGGCCTCACCCCCGACCCCCGCGCCTGACAACCATGCTCATCATCGACACCTGCTCCGGCACCGTCCTCGCCGCCGAGTACTGCGTCCTCGTGCCTGACGCCGCCCTCACCGAGGCCGAATGGGACGCCCTCGACGCCATGTCCGACAGCGAAGTGTCCGCCCTCGCCCGAGAGCGTGGCCGGCCAATCCTTCCGGACACTCAAGCCCTCGACGCTGTCGCGGAGTTCTTGTCCGGTGAGGACTGGTCCTCCGAATACATCGAAGCAGTAGCTGACACGGTCCGCGCCACAGGCCGCACCATCGCCGACCTGCCATGACCATCACCTTCTCCCGATCCCACGGCGGCTATGTCGTCCGCCTCGACCGCAACCTGATCGGCCTACTGCTGGCGCCGCGCCCCCACGAACAGGACTGGCGCATCCTCACCGAGCACGGCGACTGCGCCAGCGCCCCCACGTTGCAGGACGCCAAGCGCCTCGCCGCCGACTTCCTCATCCTCGATCACGCCGCCTAACCGCCATGGCTACCCGCTCCGCCATCGGCTACGCCCTGCCCTCCGGCAAGGTGCGCGCCGTCTACTGCCACTGGGATGGCTACCCCGCCCACCAGCTGCCCATCCTCGAAGAGCACTACCCCACCTTGTCCAAGGTGCGCGAGCTCATCCGCCCGGGCTCAATGTCCGCGCTCCGCACCTCCCAAATCTGGGAGTCCGAAGCCACCCGCGACCCCCAACCCCTCTACCACCACGAGCGCGGTGCCGGCCCCTGGTCCGCCGGTGACGGCGGCTACGGCGACCCCCCGTTCTCCGTGCCCGATGCCGACGCCCCCTCCCACTGGGCCAAGTACGGCTGCGAGCACCTCTACATCTTCCGCCCCGGCTACGGCTGGTTCCACTACGAGCTCTGACCCATGCCCACCAACCCCAACGGTCGAGTCCTCTACGAGGGCCCGTCCCTGCTCGATGGCGCCCCCATCGTCGTCATCGCCACCGGCTTCGCCGAGCGCTCAGGCAACGCCAAGACCGGCTCGATGATCCAAACCTGGATCCTCCGCCAGGACATCCCCCCTCACCACGCCTTCCGCGGCCCCGAGGGCGGCTCGGTCTGCGGCGACTGCTCCCACCGCCTCAATGACACCTGCTACGTCTCCTGGTGGCAGGCCCCGCTCGCCGTCTGGAACTGCTGGCACCACGGCGCCGGCTACGCCCCGGCTTCTCCGGCTGACTTCGACGACGTGCTCCTTCGCATCGGCTCCGGTGGTGACCCATGCGCTGTGCCCGAGCACGTCTGGCTTCCACTGATCAGCCGCGTAGCGGCCCACACCGGGTACACCCACCAATGGCGCAACCCCGTCGCTGCCTGGGCCCGGGGCGTGCTTCAAGCCAGCTGCGACGGCTTCGCCGACTACCTCGACGCCACCGCCCACGGCTGGGCCACCTTCCTCGTGACCCCTCCGGATGCGCCCGCCCCGGCCGGCACCGTCCACTGCGCCGCCTCTGCCGAGCGCGGCCACAAAACCACCTGCGCTGCCTGCACCCTCTGCGACGGCGCCACCACCAACGTCGTAATCCACGCCCACGGCTCCCGCGCCTCCCGCGTGGCCCTCCGTAACTGATTCCTGAATTGGTTGACTCATGACCAGCCTCCGCCCAAGATCTCAACGTCGCCCCCGCGCCCCCATGCCCCCCTGGCTTGCCGCCGAGCACCTCGCCGGCTTCGTCCTTGGCCTGGCCCTCGCCGCCATGGCCATCGACCACGGAATGCAGCACCCCACCAACACGCTGCCCAGCCCTGTCCCCACCACCTACCCGGGCCCATGACCTACTGCCCTGACCCCCGCACCCTCGATCCCCCGGACGAGCTCCCCTGCTCCCCACCTCACCCCGTCTGGCACTTCCTCTCCGACGACTTGGAGCACGAGCACTGGGTCGACGACCCCACCGAGGTCGACGACTACCTCGCCGCCTACGCCGAGCGCGGCGCTCCCTTCACCCTGCGCCAGCTCCTCATCGAGGACTGAGCGCCTCCATCCCTCTCATCCCTCACTGCTGTGACAACCACCATCACCCGGGCCCCCGCGCCCAGCGTCCGGCGCAAACGCGCCTACGTCCCAACCGGCGACGTCGGCCGCCACCTCTCCCGCGCCGCCGAACTCCAAGCCCAAATCGCTGAGCTCACCGCCCTCTACGACACCGAGCGCGACTGGCTCCGCACCCACATGGCCGGCCAATCCCTCGCAACCCTCGAGCTCGGCCCAATCCGCTGCACCCTCAAATCCCGCAGCCGCTGGACCTACAGCCCCGAAACCCAGCGCGACATGCAGGCCATCGCCGTCACCCAGAAGTGGGAGCAGAAGCAAGGCATCGCGCAGAACGACCCCACCTACTACGTCGCCCTCACCCACAGCGAGTCATGACTGTTACCCAGCTATCCCCAACCCAGCTGCACCGCACCGTCGCCTCCATGGAGCGCCACGGCGGTGGCTTCTGCCGCGCCCTCGCTGGCGCCTGGTACCTCGCGGACCGCAACAACAAGGCCCGCATCGAGGCTGCCTTCGCCCACCTCCTCGCCGACTACTCCCCCGGCTCCGGCTTCTACGAGGACGAGTACTAACCCATGACCACCAGCTACCTCCGCCTCTGGTACCGCTTCGACGGCACCTGGCACAACCGCGTCTACGCCACCGAGGACCCCGAGTGGCGTAGCGCCTTCACCAGCCTCAGCGGGTCTCGATACAACGTCCGTATCGAGTACCTGCACGACCGCCCCACGCATGACGGCACCAACACCTACTGCCAAGCGGCCTGATCCACGCAATGACCCCGACTTCGACACCTGGACCTACGGCACCGAGCCCATTCCCGGCGACAACACCTGGACAACGCCCCGAGCCCTACGCCCACGCCCGCTGGCAAGCCGGCTGGACCCATGACTCCGGGGTCTGGATCGCCCCCGACGGCACCACTGCCGCCGACTGGGCGCTCGAAGGCAACCCCTTCCCCGAGGACGACGGTTACCTCAACTGGGCCGATGCCTACTGGCACTACGAACACCTCGACAACTCCCCCACCCCATGACCAGAGCCGTGCTCTCGACCTTTGTTCCCGCATCTCCCCATGACCCAGCTCCCACGTAAGCGCGACATCCCCATGCAATTCCGCGCCAGCCAACGCATCACGATCACCGTCCCCTACTCGGTGTTCAACCGCCTCAACGACCTCGCCCACAAGCAGGGGCGCTCGTTCTCGAACTGCGCCGCCTACTACCTGGAGCGCGGCATGGATTCCGTTTCTGGATCTTCTGGCCTCCTGTCCTGAATGGGTTGACCATTCATCCCATCCGCTCTACCTTCTCCTAGGTGGGCCGCACGCCCGTCCTCCCGAGGGGTGCGCCTCGGTCATCAACGCGCCCTCATCCACCCAGCGCTCGCCGCTGATCTCTCACCCCATGCAATGACTTTCACCGCAAACCGCGTCACCACCGCCTACGCCGCCGACGGCAAGGGCCCCATGGTCTACGGCCGCTACCGAGACCGCGGCTACGCCGTCAACCCGCTGATCGGCCGCGTCGGCACGATGATCACCGAGAACGCCTCGGCCTCCGAAGCCTTCGCCATCGCCGGCCTGGACTGGTCAGCCGACAAGCGCCCCGCCTTCTTCATGGGCCCCGACGGCCCGATGCAATCCCCCGAGCACTGCTCCATCGTCCGCAGCGACACCAACCAGCTCCTGGGCATCCACGGCTCGGGCTACACCCCGGTCCAGAACTCCTCGCTGATCAACCTCCTCGACTACCTGCGCGAGGACATCGAGATCGAGAACGTCCTCTCAATCCGGGACGGCCGCAAAGTCTTCGCCACCGCCTCAATCCACGTCGAGGACGAAGTCGTCCCCGGTGACCGCGTCCGCCGCTACCTCCACGCCTTCAACTCCTTCGACGGCTCCAGCTCCTTCGGCGTCTTCTTCTCCGACGTCCGCCTGGCCTGCGCCAACCAGCTCAGTTACCTCACCGGCAAAGCAGCGACGCGCGCTTCCAACGAAGGCCACGGCCTGCGCATGAAGCACACCACCTCTGTCACCGCCTTCGCTGAGCGCCTTCCCCACCTCATCGACCTCGAACGCCAATCCTTCCGGCGCTCCATCGACGAACTCCGCGACCTGGCCCACACCAAGCTCACAGCCGAGGTCGCCCGCCGCGTTCTCGAAGCCACCTACGCCGACAAGCTCGCCATCCCCATCAAGGACAAGGTCACCGGCGACAAGCGAGATCGCACCCTCAACGACCTCCCCGAGATCGGCATGATCCGCAGCCACTACACCGGTGACACGGGCCTGGGCATCAGCTCTATCCCTGGCATCACCGGCACGGCCTACGGCCTGTTCAACGCCATCACCCAGTTCGAGACCCACGACGCCGGCCGCGCCAAGGACGAAACCGAGCGCGCCCGCGCCCGCCTCGAATCCCTCTGGGGTGGCGACGCCTCTCGCCGAATCGCCCGTGCCCGCGAAGCCTGCCTCGCTCTGGTGTGATCAATTATGCGCGCTAGTTTCTACATCTAGCGCGCGATTTGATGCCTTAGGTATCACATGTCCCCTCGCATATCTGTCGCCTAAGGCACTCCCAAAGGCGCTATGCACGATCTGCATAGCTATCCGGTTCAGCATTATTCAGCAATCTGCTGCATATTGCACGCATTGCACCAATACGCAGCTTTAGTGCTGCATACTGCTCATCCCGCTGTGCATGGCACACCAGGCACACGGGCTCTTTTCCCCCTGAAATGACCTCAAACGCCGTAATCATCTCGAAGAACCCTGCTGTCATCGACTGGCTCAATGACAAAGGCATTCACGCCCCCGTCCTCGAGCACGTAGTCCCGTTGGACGTCGCCCACAAGCACGTCTACGGAACGGTTCCCTATTGGCTTGCAGCCTTCGCCGATTGCATCACTGAGGTCAACATCCCCGGCTTAGATCGCCCCTCCCGCGAGCGCTTCCTCCGCGGCGACATCACCATCCAGGAGATGGACGCTGCGGGCGCCGAGCTCGTCACCTACCGAGTCCGCCCTGTCTGATTAGTCCTTCAATGTTGTCCGCTCAACGCCCATCGCAGACTTTCAACCTGTATTTAGGGGACGAAGATCTTTGCCTTCTCTTTGACGCGCTCGACATCGTTCTCGACAGCGAGGACGAAGCCACTCGACAGTGGCTGTGCGAAACCGTGGACTATTCCACTTTTCGCCAACGCACCGAACATCTGCGATCACGCATTGCCGCGCACCTGAACTGAGCCCAAACAAAAAGGACCTGGGATCTCACCCCCAGGTCCGCTCATCCACACGGACAGCGCTGTGAATCTCTGCCCATGCAACGCCATTCTCCCACGCCCTCCCAGCTCCGGGCACCCCCATCCCCGCCCCGAGCACGCCCCCATACGCTGGAGTAGCCGGGCCAGTCCGATGCAAATCCCCGACTCTCCCGAGGCCCTGTTCGAAGCGCTCGCGGACTCCTCCATCCGCGAGCTCTACCCCCGCTACGACGAGCTCGAACCCCGAAACCAAAAGCTGGTCCGCCTGCTCCACACCGAACTCACCAAAGGTGAGCTCAGTGACCGCACCTTCCAGCAATTCGTCGGCTTCGTCCTCATCCTCTGGCGCAGCTTCAACACCAGCGTCCTGCTCCACAACGCGAACCTGATCGACTCCGAGGACGAGATCGACACCGAATGGGTGGACACCGCCACCCACCTGGCCCGCATGGACCAGTACCTGCTCAACCTCCTCGTCGCCCTCGAGTCTCTCCCCGAGGGCGATTCAGACGACGACAGGGATCCCACGACCCTCCGCTACCTGCTCAGGGATAGGGGCTAACCACCCCCGACAAACTGGAAACAGCGTCCGCCTCCCCCGCCTGAGCCGGTAGAAGCGTCGCCCTTCTTCCCAACCCGACCCGCGCCGTTCCGGCAGCCGTTTCGACATGGACATCTCCATGGCTGGTTTTGCTGCGTACCAACTCATGCAAGTCGAAACAGGGATCCCCCTCTACACCACCTGCGCCACGGAGCAAGAGATCCTCCGTGCCAACAACAACCTGCGTGAACGGGGCTTCAGCTTCCGTTTCATCCCCGCAGGCACCTTCCACATGCCCTCCCTCCATGACCCGACCTGACCCCCTCCGCCTCACCGAGACCTACAGCTTCGCCCTGGCCCCAGTCGTGGGCCCCTTCCTCGAAGCCCTCGGCAACCTCGCCCAAAGCCTTGCCACCGCGTCCGACAATCTCCGCATGGAGCGAGCCGCCCTGCAAAGCCCCGAGGACGAGTGACCCACACCCCCGATCACATCAACCCCCTCGATCTCGACGACGACGCCTTCCTCGCCAAAGCCGAGGCCATGTGCTCCACCAAGGCGGCCTTCACCACCCGCCCCGAAGCCATGGCCCTCGCCAAACGCCGCGGCTACACCGTGACCCCCTACCTCTGTCCCTGGTGCGGCCACTGGCACCACACCAGCTACGACCGAGCCCGCGCCAAAGCCTTCAACCGCAGGCTCAAGCGCCTCCTCCGCGACCCCGCGGAGTGCTGACAACCCCGCCCATCACCCTTATCGTTTGCCCCGCTCTATCCCATTCATGAACGCGACAGCCACCCAACCCCACCGCTTCATGCCCGGCTGCAACCCCCTGGTCCAGCAAGCCCGGCAGGACCGCCTCGACGCGCTCTACGAGCGAGACGGGCGCCACGACCCCGCGCACCCCGCGCATCAGACCTACACCGGCCTCTGGGCCAAGTACGGCAACGAGCCCTGCACAGACGAGGCACCGCTGCCATGACCCTCGCCCCCACCAGCGACTTCCTGGGCACGCAGCCCGACCGCATCGAGCACGACTTCTGGGCGTTCCACGTTTCCAACCCTCGCGTCTACGAAGAGCTCCGGAACCACGCCCTGGAGCTCCGCCGCCGAGGTCGCAGCCATTACGGCATCAAAGCCCTGTTCGAGGTCGTCCGCTTCCACCGCGCCCTCCAAACGCAGGACAAGTGCTCCGAGTGGAAGCTCAACAACAACTACACCGCGCTCTACGCCCGCATGCTCATGGCGAACGAGCCAGAGCTCCGCGACTTCTTCCGCACCCGAGTGCGCCGCGCCTCCTACACCCGAGTGCGATGAGCCCCGACGACCTTTCTGTCGAGTACTACGTCGACTCCCACGGCCACGACTGCTATCGCATCTGCCTCCCCAAAGGCGGCCCCTGCTCGACCGTCAGCTCTGCCCATCTGATCGATGAGCGCAAGACCCAGCTCCTGCGGTGGAACCACCTCCTCTACGAGCCCGGCCCTTGACCCATGCCTCCCGTAATCGTCTTCGGTCTGACCTGGCTGGTGGGAATGCTCGCCGCCACCATCTACCTCACCCAGCTCCGATGAAGCGCACCCTCCTGCTCTTAGCCCTGGGCCTCGCCCTCGGCGCCGCCGCCCGCTGGGCCACCAGCCCTCTGGCACCGACGGCTTCCCCCTACGCCCCTGACGTCTGGCACGAGTAATGGCCGTCAATCGGATGGGCCCGCCCTGCCCCGAGTGCGGTTGCCTGGTCAGTGACATCACTCGCACAAACCGCAGCGCCGAGGGCCACTTCTGGCGCCGCCGCGACTGCCCCAGTTGCGGACACCACTTCCAAACAGTGCAGCACGCCGAGATCGTCGCCCCCCGCGGCACGGTCAGCTGGCGCTACCGCACGGTCCAGATCAAATGGGCAAATTTCCGCAATCACTTCACCCAGTTGGTCGCGCAACCCCATGACGATTGAGCCGCGCTACGACCTCAACGCGCTGGTCGCCACCTACACCCGTGCCACCCACGCTGCCGACGCGCACCCCTCCCCCGAGCACGCCGGCGTCAGCGCTGTCCTCGCCCACATCGCCGATGAAGCGCGGCGCGCCATCGCGTCCAACCTCGACCGCTACGACCACCGCTCCCTGTACGAGTTCGCCGCCGCCCTGGACTACGCCACCAAGCTCCAGCGCCCCGACCCCTAGGCCCTTTTCCAACCTGTCCTGAACTGGTTACGCTGTGCCCAGAGGCGGTAACTACCCGTTCCCGTCAGTAACGATCCGGCCATGGTTGCGCGCAATCCCAACATCGTCGACGGCCTCCGCGAGAACGAGCGCCTCGCTGCCGACCTCCTGGCACGCGGCAAGACCTGCCGCGAGGTCGCCCGCGCCCTCGGCATCGCCGAAAAGACCCTCTACAACTGGCGCAAGCGGCCCGCCGTCCAGCGCGCCATCTACAACATGCAGCAGGAGCTGATCGACAGCTCCCAGTCGCGCAACGTCGCCCTGATGCCCGAGGCCATCGCGACCTTGACGTCGATCATGAACGACGAAAACGCCCGCGCCAGCGACCGCATCGCCGCCTCCCGCGCCCTGCTCAACGGCGCCGCCGCCTACCAAGAGCGCAAGCTCCTCGAGCGCACGGTGTCCGACCTGGAGCACCAGATCTACGGCCTGCTCCAGATCCCTGCCGAGCCCGTCCCCGAGCCCGACGGCGAGGACCTGGATCTCCTGAAATCCGCTGATCCCGAGGACGAGTGACCGCCTCCCTCGCCCAGCTCCAACGCCGCGCCGACAAGCTCCGGCTCGAACTGGCCAAGCGCAAAGCCCGCTCCGCCAACTTCGACCCGGGCGTGCGCGTCACCAAGCTCCCCGGCGTCGAGGACTGGCCGTCGTTCGCACGACGCACCTGGATCCGCACCGGTGGCACCGTCGCCCCCTTCGACCCCTACCCCTACCAAGTCGAGCTCGTGCGCTCAATCAACGAGCACCCGAACACGATCATCAACAAGTCCCGCCAGATGGGCGCCTCCGAGACGGTGTGCTCCTATCTGCTCTGCCGTGCCCTCACCGAGCGCGGCTTCGCTGCCGTGGTCTTCTCCAAGACCCAGCAGGACGCCTCCGAGCTCGGCCGCCGCGTCCGCGCTATGGCCAACAGCATCGAGGGCGAATCCATCCGCTACCTGACAGACAGCAACACCCAGATCGCCATCGAAGGCCGGGGCACCCTGTACTTCCTACCTGCTTCACCGCGCGCAGCGCGGGGGATCCCCAGCTGCTCCGTCCTGTTCATGGACGAAGGCGCCTTCCTCGACGGTGCCGCCGAGATCTACCGGGGCGCCATGCCCACCTTGTCCATGGTGGGCGAGAACGCCAAGGTGATCGTCACCTCGACGCCCGACACCGAGCTCGACTGGTTCGGCCAGCTCTGGCACCAGGGCACGCCAGCTGACTGGTACGAGTACGTCCGGCGCCGGCGCATCGAGGAGCTCAACGCCCGCCTCGCCCAGGTCAAGGACTCCTGGAACCGCGTCGCGATCCACTACAGCCAGCATCCGCTCTACGGCCACGACCCGAACTGGGCGCGCAACACCCGCGAGTCGCGCCGGATGACCCAGGCCGCATGGGACTCCGAGTACGAGCTGGCGTTCGGCGCCACCGACACCCAGGTGTTCCCCTCGGATCTGGTGCGCCGCGCCGCCCGAGGCCACTGGCGCGAGTGTGGCTCCATCGGTCGCACCTACGTGATTGGCGTGGACCCCAACGCCGGCGGCAACGACTACTTCACAGCGGTCGTCCTGGACATCACCGAAAAGCCCTACGAGGTCGTGGGCATGTACCGCGAGAACGGTCGCAGCACCGAGTACAGCTTGAAGCACGTCAAAAGCCTCATCGAGGATTACCTTCCGGAGCGGGTAATCGTGGAGAAGCAGGCAATGGGCGCCGTAATCGCAGAGGCGCTGTCCAACATCCTGCCCAACTACGCTATCGAAACTTTTAACACCAGTCGCCCCAGCAAGATCGTGGCGACGGATCGGATCCTGTTCCTGATGGAGCACGACGAGCTGATCTTCCCCGAGGGCGTAATTAGCGACGAGCTCCGCGCCTTCCAGCAAAAGGAATCCGGCAACCGCGAAGCCGCCTCCGGCGCCCACGACGACACGGTGATGGCCCTAGCTTTCGCCTGCCACCTTATCCCAGAGGTACCCAACACCGCCGGCTTCTTCGCACACATCTGAGATGCCGAGCTACTACCGCAAGCGCCTACAAAGAGGCCGCGGTGCGGATCATCGGTAACTTCGCGTTGCTCAACGACCTAAGCGCTGACGGGTAACTCCATCGGCCCCTGCGTCCACCACCAGATCCGCTGTTCCCGCGTGCTGTCCCAAAACACCTGACTGCGGAACCAGCAAGTCCACTCCTCCGAGCCCTTGGCCCGGTTACAGCAGGCGCATGCCGCGACGAGATTCCGCTGCACCGAAGCGCCCCCGCGCCTCCGAGCACGGACATGATCCAACGTCCCAGCCGGAGCGCCGCAATACGCGCACGCCCCACCCCAGGAATCCAGGATCCCCTGTCGAAATCTCAGCTTGGCCGTGCGCTTTGAGCAAAGGAGGGATCCATCGATGTGATGGTCCAACATGCCGCGCAAGGCTGCTATCCCAGGCTACGAACCCCCGAGCGCGGACCCTTACCCCGCAGACTTTGCGCCTAAAAGCTGAATTATCGGCAGAAATTCTAAATTGTTGGGCCAAAACATCAAATTGTCGCCTTGCCAATCTAAATTCTTGCTCCAAAAAGCTGAATCTTCGCCAATTCGAAAAGGTTTAGATTTCCCTCCATAAAATTTGAACTGAACTCCCACGCTTTCACCGTCGTGGCCAACGCAGCTACTGAAGAGTTCCGGAACGACGGGGCACTCGTAAACATTCTCACTGGAATGGGAGTTCCTTCGAGAGACAAGACAGTTTCTACGGCTATAGGCGCAAAGGCTTTCCTTGGAGAAGCAGAACTTGAAGCTCTCTACAGCCACGGAATCCCTCGCCGCTACGTCGACGCCATCGGCGACGAGATCCTCCGGCACCACCCCACGATCACCCTCGGCACCGATGACGAGGCCAACGCCAACGATCTGATCGCCGGGTTCGAAGAGTTCCTGAAGGCGACGCAGTTTCACCACGCCCTGGCCGAGGTCGTCAAGCTCCAGCGTCTCTACGGTGGCGCCGGCCTGGTCCTGCTGATCGACGACGGCCTTGACCCAGCCGAGCCTGTCGAGCCTGAGCGCATCCGCGCCATCCGTGGCTACGTGCCCCTATCCCGTCACGAGCTGATCCCCGAGGACTTCTCGATCACCGATTACTCGAAGCCCTCGCACTACCGGATCACCACCAGCCAGCGCCTGACCCCCGACCAGCAGGGCTCCTACGTCAACGTCCGCATCCACAGCAGCCGGATCGCCCGCTTCGACGGCCTGTACCTGCCCTGGAACGTCCGCGTCCGCAACACCGGCTGGGGCCAATCCGTCCTCCAGCTGATCTGGGAGGCGTACAAGCGCTACGAGTCGGCAATGGCCGGCCTGGAGTCGATGACGACGGACGCCGACCTGTTCGTCCACAAGATCCCCGGTCTGTTCCAGCGCATCGCTTCCGGCAACGAGGGCGATCTGCGCAAACGCCTCGAAGCCAACAGCCTCAGCCGCTCCGTCTACGGCGGCATGGTCGTCGACGTGGAAGAGGACCTGCAGTTCCTCAACCGCGCCCTGAGCAACATCGCCTCCGCCACGGATCCCTTCATCAAGGACCTCCAAGCCGCCACTGGCTGGCCGGCCTCGATCCTGATGGGCGACTCCCCCGGTGGCCTCGGCAAAGAGGGTCGCTTCGAGGAGCGGGTCTGGGCCTCCCTGGTCGAGCAGTGGCAGGAGGTCTACTGCCGCACCCCGATCACCGAAGTCTTCCAGTACATCTTCCTCTCCAAGGAAGGTCCCACCCGAGGCCGTGCCCCGCGTTCCTGGACGGTCCACTTCCCCAACGTCTTCACGCAGACCGAAGCCGAGGACGCCGCCCTGCGCCTGCAAATGGCCCAGGTCGACGCCCAGTACATCAACCTCGGTGTGCTGAACCCGCTGGAAGTGCGCGAAGCCCGTTTCGGCGGTACCGAATACACCCTGGAGACGACGCTCAACCCGGCGGTCACCGAGCAGCTGATCGCGACCACGGACGCCCAGTTCCAGAGCCAGATGATGGGCTACGAGGCGCAGGCTCAGGCCGCTCTCGTCCCGCCCGAGCAGCCCGCTGCTGAACAGGAAGACCCCGAAGAACCCGAGGACGACGCCCCGCAACCCAGCCCAACCGCCAAGACCGACGCCTTCGACCGCTACGAAGCCCAGGGCCTACGTATCCACGTAACGCACCGCAGCGGTGACATCCGCGCTGGTTACCTCGTCGGTCCCGATGGCCAGCGCACCGATGCCAGCAGCTCGGCCCCGCTGATGATCTTCGGGCCCAATCGCACCCGGGCCTACAAGCTCTACCGAGCCCGCTTCGCCTGCGACGGCGCCCTCGTCGACGGGCCCTACGCCACCGGCTTCGCCTCAATGCGCGCCGCCCGCAGCGCCGTGGCGACTTTCTTCCCTCGGCAGACTGTGGCAGGGCTCTCCCCTGTCCCCGAGGGCGAACTCGAAGCACTTCGTGCCGGTTGGGAGGCGTACTGATGGACAGCCAAGAGCAATCCACCATCCGCACCGCGGCTTACCTGGCAGCGCAGCAGCGCAACGACCTGCGAGGGTTTGCAGCGACTGGCACTGGCAAAACCAATCGCCGCAATGTTCAGTGCTTGCCTCCCAATGTCAAATGTGGTGGGCGCTGCATCCCTCCGAACTGGGATTGCCGTCTCAAAGGGCAGGGCACCAATTCAGAACTCCGTGTTCACAGCTTTGACCCTCTGAAGGGTGCCGCCTCTGTCCAACGCGGCCTGACCGAAGTTCGTCGTGGTGTGTTGCAGGGCAATCCAGCCCGAGTTCAGCGAGGCCGTGGCGCCATCGAGCGCGGTGTCGTAAAGCTCGTGCCCGGCAACAATCTGGAGCAGAAAAAACAGTTGCGCCAAAACCTGGAAAAGCATGGTGCTGCGATTGGCGCTGTGCTCGGTGTCGCAAGCCTTGGCTACGCCTTCCGAAAAGGCATCAACAACCCCACGTTCCTGCGCACCACGTTTGGCCGAAACGTCAAAACCGCCATTGACGATGGCGTCGAGCGCGTTTTGGGCGCCGTTCCCATCCTCGGTCCTCGCCGCCAAGCAGTTCAAGCTGCGGCCTCGGGTTTCCGCGATCAAAACGCCTTCCAGATTGCGCGTTCCACCAACTGGGGACCGACTTCTCAGGTCGAGCGGCTTCGAGATCTCAACCCCGCAGGGCTGGCGGATACACCCCTGACCTCAACGCACCGCAATGCCCACAGCGCCCTTTCGAGCGCGCTCAACACCGTCAACAACAGCCCTTCCAATAACCACGCTGAGTGGGCAGCACGACATCGCGCTGCTTTCTGGAATGCCAATGTCGGCCGGAACAAGGAAAACGTCTTCGCTGAAGCCTCAGCTCAGAGCTTTCTCCAGCGTCAGTTCAGTTTTTCGACTGCCGATGCCAAGGACACGTCCTCGATCAAAAGGGCGCTAACGAATTACTTCACCGAGGAGAAGCAGAGCCTGACCGCTCTGGCCAAACAACAGGGCTTCGGGATTGGTAAAAAGGCCCTGACCGATGACGAAATCACTGATTTCACAACGCGCCTGGCTCGGGCAGGTGGCTATGGCACTCAAATGACCGAGGACGTGCAGAAACACCTGAGCGCCGTCATGAAAAGTACGCCCAAGGGCACCACTGATCGGCTCTACAGCGCCACCGTCAAAGGCTTTGACTCCTATTACAAGGAGCTTGGAAGTATTTTCTCCAACAGTGCTGGTGCTCCCACCATCACCAAAGAGCAGCGAGCTGCTGGGCTTAGTGAGCTGATCAAAACTGCCGATACCGTTCGTGGACGCTACCTCTCCAATCAACTGGGCCTCGGCGCCCGCATCGCTGGCGAGGGGCATAGCGAACTGATCAGCAGCGCTTTCTACGCCACCCGTGTTGTCGGCACGCGGGGCAGCACCTACTCCGTAACCGACCGCCTCGCAACTCAGGCGGCCACTGAGTTGACTGGACGCCGCATCGGTCCTGCCGAAGCGTTCGAGGTGCTCCGCACCGAGTTCGGCTTCACCGGCATTCGTCGTGCTCGGGGCAGCAGCGCAGGGCGCAATCGTGGACGTCGTTGAGCGCTACAACCAGGCCCTGCGCACAGCCGAGGACGGCACGCTGCGCCTGCTCAACCGCGTCCTCGACACCAGCTTCAACAACCTCGTCCGCCGCGCTTGCATCCACATGCGTACCGGAGCCGCTGACCCCACGCAGCGCAACCTGGCCCTTCTCCAAGAGTTCCGGCAACTGGTCCCGGCCTACCGCCCCGACCGCGTCGACGCCTACGACCGGATCTTCCGCAACCTTGTCCAAACAGCGAGCCGCTACGGCCTGACCGTCGCCGACGAGCTCACCGGCCTGGTGCAAACCGGCCCCCGCGTCGACGCAACCATCCCCATCGAAGCCGCCTTCGCCTCCGCCGCCCAGGCCCGGGGCTTCCTACGCAAACACGGTGAGACCTTCGCCAGCAGCGCTGCCGAGATCGTCACCCAGGGCATCGTCGAAGGCCGCGCTACCGACGCCATCGTCCACGACATGCGCTCTCGCCTCGGCGTTGTGAAATCCCGCGCCGACGTCATCGTCCGCACCGAAAGCCTGCGGGCCTACAACGACGCCTCCAACACGTACTACGCCGCCCAGGGCATCGATCTGGTGATGTACTACGCCACGGCGGATGACCGCAGCTGCGCCTATTGCGCCCCGAGAGCGGGCCAGATCTATCGCCGCCCAGAGATCCGCGTCCCCCTGCACCCGCGCTGCCGCTGTTACCTCGCCCCTTGGACAAACGAGGCCGACAGCCTCGACCCGGACTACGCAGCTATGCAGAAATCGCATCAGCGCGATGTAGCCCGTGCTTTGGAAGCAACGCGCATCGAGCCTGTTGCCCTGAACAAGGCCGCCGTCTTCGAGCAGATCGCGCCGGTTCCGCTCTAACGGCCCTCCATAGCCTGGCTTATACAGCCTGGGCGGACGCGCCCTGCTCGCTATGCCTGCCACCAAGAAGTCCGCCGCCTACGAAAAGGGTCTGCGCGAAGGCCGCGCCGACAAGAGCAAGCCCTCCATCGAGATCGAAATCAACCCCGAGGGCGAAGAGGAAGAGGAGATGGGCACCGAAGAGATGGACGGCGCCAAGCCTCACTCCCGCAAGCGCAGTGCCAAAGGCGCGAAGAACACCAAAGCCCCGATGGATGCCGAGTGCGGATGCATGGGCAAGGGCCGTAAGGGCAAAGCCTCCTGCGACGGCAGCTGCGGCAAGTCCATGAAGGACGGCAGCTACGCCAAAAAGATGGACTGCAACGATGCCCTGAGCCCGCAGGAGTACCTCGCGGCCTGCGATCTTGGCATCCAGCACCGCTCCCGCGCCTACATCCGTTCTCGGCTCGACGCCGCTGAGCGCCTGGACCTCAAGTGCGGTGCCGGCTCGATCTCCGAGGGCGAAAAATGCACCAAGGGCACGGCGCAGAAAGCTCAAGCACCTCAAGGTAAAGGTGGCCGCGTCCGTGGCGCGCTTGAGAATGCAGCAATCATCGCCGGCGGTGCTGGCACTGCATTCAGCTACGGACAAGTGGCAGTCAATGCACTGCGTGGGAACTTTGCCGGGGCCTCTAAAGCCCTGCAACGCGAAGGTGCATTTGCGTCTTTAGCCGGTGCGGGTATTGCGGCAAAAGGAGCACGAACCAAAAACAAGGTGCTTCAACAAGAAGGACTGAAGACAATCGGAGCTGGAGCAACAGCTATAGGAGCCGGTCATCTGCTTGGGGGTGGCTACACCAAAGGACTCAGCGTCCCTAAACCATCGACCGCAGGACTTAAACGGGGAGTCTCAAATTTGGTAGGTCGCGCCGCCGCTGCCAAGAGCAACGTCACCTATCGCACAGCCAAATCACAGTTCGAGCGGATGTACAACCGCCCCGGCCGCCGCGACTCGGTCTACGCCGCCGGCTTCTCCCCCGAGCTCGACCAACTCGCCATCTGAGCCATGGCCCTGACTCCGGCCACCGTCCGCATCGACGCCTGCTGGAAGGGCTACGTCCAGGTCGGGATGAAGCGCAAGGGCAAGCGTGAGGTGCCCAACTGCGTTCCCGCCTCCTCGGGCGTAGCCAAGCCCCGCGCTCAGAAGGACACCGAGGACGACAAGAAGTACACCAAGGTCGTCACCAACCCCGAGACCGGCCGCAAGAACAAGGTCCGCTATGGCGCCAAGGGCTACCGCATCGCTCCTGGCACTGACAAAGGCGACCGCTACTGCGCCCGCAGCTTCGGTGACATGAAATCCGAGGGCTACGACTGCTCCGGCGCTGAGAAGAACACCCCGCTCTGCTTGTCCCGGGCGAAGTGGAAGTGCTCCGGCAAGACCAGCCGCCGCGATGCCGATGGCCAAGCCTGCGGCCAGGGCCACATCGCCCGAGGCAAGACCTGCCACAAACGCGGCGCCTTCCCCACCGGTAAAGCCATCGCCGCTGGCCTGACCGCCGGTGCCGTTGCAGCCTTGACCTTCAAGGGCAGTCGCAAGGCGATCCTTGGTAGCCCCGCTGCACTTCGCCGCACAGCGCAACGCGCCGTCACCGAGGCCGTCCACAAAGCCACCGCCCCCGACCCCTCGATGCGCCTGACCCCCAAGGCGTTCAACGAGGCCAAGAAAGCTCTCAAGAACACCGGCATCCCCGGTGGCATCCGCCGGCACAACCTGACCCTTGAAGCGCTCCGCCGCAAACACGAGCCCGGCTACCGCAAGCCTCGCTTCCCTGATCGGCGCGACAACTACATCCACCAGTACGCCACGACCTACATCGATCCCGCCCGCCAACGCCCATTCGGAACACCGCTGGGCTGACCTCCACACAATGAGCTCAGTTCCCCGAGCTCGTGTGCAGGACAGCGACGTGAAACCGGCCCGACCACCCGAGCACGCCTACACCCGCATCTGGTTCTGGAACCTCGCCGGGGCCCAAACCCTGCTCTGCCCCGTCCACGAGGCCGCTGACATCCGCCAACGCCTCCTCTCCGAGGGCGCCATCGTTTGGCACACCGAGGTCTACAACGCCTAGATCCCCTCGATCAATTTGTGGAGCGAAATGCCATAAAGCTCGCTCAAAACGAACAGCTTTGTAAGTGAG